AAATATGCATGGACAAAATGCATACAAATTTGTAAATAATCCAAAATATTTTATTAAAATTAAACACGGTGTATATTCAAAAGTAAACAATTCACTAGCTTAATGCGAGATATATAATATGTGAACGGATATATCTACATATTAACAGACACTCGCAACGGTAAGCAATACATTGGCAAACACAATGGTCTTAAAGAAGACTATTGGTGCTCAGGTCTTGTACCAAATAGAATAGCTAATAAACATGGTCGTGAAGTCTTCACAAGAGATATACTAGAAGACGGTATAAAATCTGAAGAACTATTAAACGAGCGTGAGGTATTCTACATTGAAAAGCACAACACGTTTAAAAACGGTTATAACGCTACATGTGGGGGCGAAGGTGGTAACTCATGGACAAACCTTAAAACAGAAGAAGAGCTTGCCAAGATAGCCCATACCAAATCTAAGAAGATGAAAAACAGAAAGTTCTCAAAAGAAACTATTGCTAAGATGAAAGCATCACACAAAGGCAAGAAGCTTACTGAAGAACATAAAAAGAACATAGCAAAAGCGGTTAGACTTAGAGGTGGTATGCCACATACTGAAGCAACAAAGCGCAAGTTATCAGAATTAAAAAAAGGCGTACCTAATCCTAAACTTTCTGAAATTATGAAGTATAATGTATGGAACTTACAAAAAGTTTCTATAGATGGTGTTGAATATATTTCAATTGCAGGCGCAGCTAGAGAACTAAATATAAGTAAGGCCGTAGTACGATATCGCACAAAAGAAACAACAACTAATTATCCAACTTGGAAAAGACTATGAATTACGATAACGAATTTAAAAAGTATGCCATGAGTGATTGGAACGTGAGTTCATCAAACATGGATTATTACCAGAAGCAGATTGAAGCTTCTATGACACCATACATCCTTGAAGAGCGCGAAATGCGTATGACACAGCTCGATATCTTCAGCCGACTTATGCGCGATCGCATCCTATGGGTTGCTGGTCCTGTAAATGACAATATGTCTACTGTAGTTCAAGCTCAGTTGATGTTCTTAGATAATACAAGTAAGGACGATATCACAATGCACATCGATAGTCCAGGTGGTTCTGTAAAATCAGGTTTGTCTATGGTTGACGTAATGGAATACATCAAGTGTGATATCCGCACGGTTAATACTGGGATGGCAGCATCTATGGGTTCGGTACTTCTTGGCGCAGGTACTAAAGGAAAGCGTGCATCGCTAAGACACTCTCGTACTATGTTACACCAATCTTCTGGTGGTTTCTCTGGAAACATTCAGGATGCGGAAGTTGATTGGATCGAATGGCAGAAGATTAACAAAGAGCTGTTTGAATTGCTTGGCGCTTACTGCGGTAAGACTGCCACCAAAGTTGCTAAAGATGCAACTCGTGATTTTTGGTTGACCGCTGATGAAGCAGTTAAGTACGGAATCATTGATGAGGTAATCAGACGATAACATACTCTAACACTACAAAGCCCGGGGAGACCTGGGCTTTTTGTTATGAAACAATATTACACTCTAATACTATAATATTAAAATAATATCATATGAACATTCTAGAAGAAGCTAACAAAATTATCAATCATCGCTCAGAAGAAAAGGAGCGCATGTATGGTCCATTTGAAGAAGGCATGCAGCGTGCAGCCATGATTGCATCCGGTATGACGGGTAAAGACTTTACAGGACCTGATATGTATGCAGCTCTTATTGCTCTTAAGTTTAGTCGTCATTCTTATAATTATAAAGAGGACAATCTACTTGATGCCGCGGCATATATTGGTGGTCTAGATAACTATATTAAAAAATATGGTTACGGCAAAGAGACCAACGATACTCGCACTGAAGAATGATCAAAGGACCGTTTTCATATAGCGGTAATAAGTACCGAATTTGGAATAAGTATCTGAAGCCCGTAATGCACAAATATCAGTGTGTGCATGAGCCCTTTATCGGATCGGGCGTTTGTATCTATAATTCAAATGGAGGCGGTCAGGGTCGCGATATCAACCCACATGTGGTTGTATTGCACAATGTTCTGAAAGACCCTGGTTTAATGGACAGAGTATTAAGCACTTATGCCGAATATTTCCCGGAGGGTTGTAATGCTAAGGATAGTTATAATAAGTTGCGAGACGACTTAAATGTTCTCTATATGCAGCATGGTTTGAATAATGAAAATGCACACATGTTGTATATTCTTATTCAGATGTCATTCAATTCTTTATTTAGATTTAGTTCAAAGGGATTTAATGCAGCGTATGGTGAAAAGCCATTTGATCCAGGTCGTATTGAACAACATATCAAAATAGCGCAAGATAAAAACATTGATGTGGTATATGGTTCATATGAAACCCTGGACCTATCAAAGGTTGACAAGCAAAAAGATATCATATACTTTGACCCGCCATATGTGGCATCTAAGTTTCAGTATGGTGGATGGACAGACCAAGACGAACATACACTATTAGCGTATATTACCATGCTTGATAAAGAGGGTTATTCATTTATCCTATCAAACACATTTGCTCACCGCGGTGAAACCAATGACTATCTTATTGAATGGTCAAAGGCATTCAACACATATTTGATTGATATGAGTTATAATGCGTGGGCTGCCAGAGTTAAAGCTGTTGAACGCGAGGATACAACGGTTGAAGTTATTGTCACTAATATTGATGGCGCATTCCCAGAACTTGTAAATGCGCACGATACTAAATACAAAACAGATCCAATTTTTTAAGGCATATATTTTTTTATGTCGCCGGGATTTGCTATATTTGTAGTGTATGAATAAGATTAATGTTTCTGGCTTTAGCCATCAACAACGCAAAGTGCGTAGTGCAGCAGAACGGGTGGCCAAACACCTTGGCCTTACTGTCGATATTAATGTGCGTAAGCTTAAAGAAACGCGAAGCGACAAGTATGCATTTGCATATTATTTCATGGGCAACCATGGTGTATGTGTATTTGAGGATTGCCCAGATGATATGTTGCCGCTTGTGATTTCACACGAGCTTGTTCACGTACATCAAGTAAGTCGCGGCGATATGGTGTTTGACCATGAGAGTCAGACGTTTTACTGGAAAGGCGAAAAGTATGATCTAGAAAAGTTAAATACAATATCATATTACGATAGGCCTTGGGAAGCTGAGGCAAAGGGGCTTGAAAAAGACCTTGCTAAAATATACATCAACAAGAATATATAATTAAACAAAGTAATTTAACATGGCTAAGAAAAAGATTTCAGACCAAGACTTGATTGACGCACTTAATGGGCTTGATAGTGTTTATGATAGAATGAGCACATCAGGTCAACAAACACTTGATGCTTTTTTTGTAAAGGCGGAGAAGACAATAAATCAACGTGATCTAGACAAATTAGTAGATGACCTTCAATGGGACATTGACAGAATTGGTAGTGACGGCGTTTACTACCTTGACATTCTTGCAAACGCAAAGTTATAATAGTGGGGCTTCGGTCCCCTTTATTTTTTTTGAAACTTTTTTCAAAAAAGCTTTTTTATGTCGAAAACTTTTTGTATATTTACTGTATAATCAAAGGACAATAAAGTCTAATTAATAAATTAAAACATGGTAGCAACACTATCTTCCAACGCAATCGAGTCGCGCAAGCTCGAAACCCTGAACGCACAAGCCCTACGCAAAACCGTATTGGCGCGTGAAATTGAAATCATTGACGAGAAGACTATTCTCTACAATGGCAAACAGATTAGCATTACTCCTAATGCTTTTAAATCTCTAATGAAAATGGTTGGCATGAGCCAAACCTTCATTAAGAAGTTCGAACAACTTTTCAATCCCAAGACTAAAGCTCAATTCATCAACACGATGAAAAATGCAATGGCAACCAACGCTGGTGGCACATCAAGCTTGACTATGGTTTTGAATCCTGTGAACCGCGTTATTGTGGCTTTCACAAAACAATCAAACGAACTTATCTCTAATACAAACTTTGTTGACCAAGCAGAACGCATTTTGAATGGCGGAAACTTTGGTGTAACCCAATGGACTACTGACCCATTGACCGGCATTGTCACTATCAACGCAATCAACAATAGCGGTTCTGCGTTTTCAGTTGCTGGCGATGAGAAAGACGTTTTCACAACGGGTATCTCTTTAAAGAATTCACCACTTACGGGCTTTCAAGTATCGCCTTATGTAAATCGTCTATGGTGTACTAATAGTCTTACTACTGCGTTTGCAGAAGACAAGTGGAACATGACAAACCTGAGTACTGATTCTCTTAATAAGTTTAACGACTATTTGCAGAATCTTACGCGACGTAATTTCATGCCGACTGAATTTGATTCAATCGTTCAAAAGGCACGTACAACCCCAGCTTCTTTGTATGAACTTTCAGAAGCAACTAAGGCAATCAAGAATGCAGGTGCAGGTGATCGTGCAACTAGTTGGATTCCTTTGAATGAAAACTTGCTTGAGTATTCACGTGCTGGTATTGATGCTAATGAATTCAATGTAGCTCAATTGAAGAATGCACAATCTGACCAATCAGTGTGGTCTGTTGTAAATTCAATGACGCACTTTGCATCACATGGCCAAGACCACGTTGATGGTTTCCAATCACACGACGGTACCGCGCTTATGGTTAAAGCTGGTAATCTACTTGGCAAGAAAGGTTGGGACCTTGGTAATCAAGTACCTTCGCCTTTCAAAGGTTTGAATTCATACCAACATGGTGAAGTTTTGAACTAATCAAAACTTTTTTGAAAAAAACGAGTCCGGCATTTTTTTATGTCGGACTTTTTTTGTATATTTGTATAAACGTAATATTGACTTAGGTAATGAATAAAATCAAAGTTCCCATGCACCATCACTTTGGTACAGTGTTTGGTATTGCTAGAACCCTTAGTGGTACTTATGTAACCCCAGGGTGGCACCCTGTACCGGAGGATACAACACGAGATCAAATAGAGTTTGATGAATCTCTACCATTGTGGTACCCACCTGATATGGATCCAAATAAGGTTGCTAAAAAAATGGAGGAGGCAAAGATAGAACAGCCCGCTACAAATAAAAGTAACTGGAAAATTGAAGCATCAAAACCTGGTACATTTTATAATGTGACTTTCAACGGTACATATTGGAAATGTACATGTCCTGCAAATTCATTTCGCAGAGGTGATTGTAAGCACATCACAAAAGTGAAATCGAAACTATGAGTTAACGTTTCCTACCTTGACCTACGTTCTTCTTTTGATAATTCTTACCGTTCTTATGAACTGAATTCTTCTTCTTAGAATGAACTCCTGGTCTTCTTCTTTTTGGTGTTGCTTTCCAATTAGAAGATGATGTACCTACTTTAGCCATTGATTATTTAAAACTTTTTTAAATTTCTGTATATATTATTTTTTTATGTCGAATTTTTTTAGTATATTAGCAATATGAAAAACAATATTAACAAGTACTATTTTCAAGGAACTCGATTTGTTCCAGGATACAATGACTTTGACTTTGACGATTTTGAAGTTGAAGCTATGAATGAAGAAGAAGCGTGGGTGTTATTGGATAAATACACAAAGCGCTTTACGTGGTCACGTGTTAGTTTAACACATGTAAATGATAAAAAGGTTGAACATGTCTAAGAAGAATATTCTACCAGACGACTTTGATGAAGTTAACGGATATAGCCGTCGACACCTTTCTCAATTAATTAGACGTCGCATGATGCAAAAAGATCATGGCGACCTGTCTAAATATTCTCGTAAACGTAAACATAGAAAAGATAATGGCGAAGAAGACTGGAAGTAAGCAAATTGTGTTATGTGCACATTGCTTAAAAGAATCTGAAATACGTTCACTAATACCTATTGACATTGAGATGCATAAGGGCCATCCACACCATGGCTACTATACAACTTTTGTTTGTGAAAAATGTGAACCTAAATTTCAATTAGACCGACGTAAACCAATTGAATAATGCCACATAAAAAAAAGAAGAAAGCAAATAGCTTTAACGTATATGTACACGAAGGCGTTGCATATACACCTATTCATAAAAACCTCGAGCATGCTTGGGTAGTCCCATTTGATATGAAGCGAAAAAATGTTGGTGGGGGCGTAAAAAAAGTATCGATTGATTTTTTTAATTCACAAAAATTTGCTATATTTGTAAGTAATGATTAATAATAAAATAGTTTACATAGATCTTGATGGCGTTATTGTTGACATCGAGCACTATATCCACGAAACATTCAGCCCAGAGTATATTGCCAAAAATGGTATTGGCAAAATTATAGATATGCATCCGCAGATCTTTTACGATGCACCACCAATTCCTGGGGCAATAGTTGGATTTAGACAACTTTGTGAAAAGTATAATGTCTATATCTTATCTACGGCGCCATGGGATAATCCAGAAGCATGGAAAGCCAAGCGTATTTGGGTTGAAAAGCATTTGGGTAGCGAGGCGTATAAGCGTCTTATTCTATCCCATAACAAAGGACTATTACGCGGGGACTATTTGATTGATGATCGTATTGCAAATGGCGTAGATGAATTTGATGGTATTCACATTCATTTTGGTACCTATGATATTCCAAATTGGAACACAGTACTTGAATTCTTTAAAATTGCAGAAGATTGATTATAGTCGTATATCGTAAAAAGACAGGTATTCAAAAGCATCTTGCTGTATTCACAAAACCTGGGTTATTGTGTGATGATATCATTACAACAACCAAACGTAAACCCCTTATACCACACGATTGGCATATTGAAGAACTTGGTATGGGTGGTGAAAAGATGATAGAAGGTTGGGCTAAAAAACATTCTATAAAAATAACTCAAAAAATTTACAATCCGATTTTTTAATCTCAACTTTTTTTGCTATATTTACTTTATAATTAAAAAATAACAAATGACTAAATCAGCTCCCAAGTTCAATGTGAACGAAATCAAGTGTAACGGATGGTCCAGCACTTCTTCTATGATTGGCCCAAATTCACGCGCGACCATTGAAACTTATATTTCAGTATATCGCACCATGGAAAACTTTGAAGATATTGTATCTGAGATTGCAAAAAATACACACGATGTATATTATGGTTCTAGATGTAGTAATAACAACGATATTGCTGGGCGTATTTATTCCGCACTTAGTGAGTATGCCTTGAATAAATGGGAAAACGTTGAAGCACTTGCTGAACTTTGGATCAATGCACAAGTACAAATGTTAAGCGGTGCTGCGATGTCTACTTTGGTTAAGGAAGCTTTACGCGATTGTGCCGGTGCCGATCATTGGTACGCCTTTGAAAAAGATTGGAATTAATGCTTGAATTTGAAGATCGCTTAGCGCGAATTTCAAACACATCGCATATTGTGTGTATTGATGATATGACCATACATAAGGTGTCGTCTGTTCATTCTGTATGCGATGATATTTATGTGCAAGCCACTGATGGACTAGTATTTGCAGACCTACAAGTTTATACACTTGAAGAAGCTGCAAATATAGAACGTAAGATGATAAACATTTGTAGAATTAACGGTATAAAGTATAATGACTAATTACGGATATTGTTGTATCAATACAACCCTTAAGAAGAAATCTAATACATACATTGGACGCTCAATGATTAAGAAGACGTTCCTTGAACGTGGCATCCAATATGCAGGTGAATTGGCTGAAGCTAATTGTCGTGATATGATTAAGATCATTGAATGGAATGAAGCCAATGGCATCAAGCTCTACCGCATGTCAAGTGATATGTTCCCGTGGATGTCTGAGTATGAGCTAAGTGACTTGCCAAACTTTAGTGTTATTGCAGAGCTTCTAGCAGAAGCTGGATCGTTGGCACAAAGTTATGGACAACGTTTAACATTCCATCCCGGGCCGTTTTCAGTCTTGGCATCATCAACACCACATGTTGTTAAGAATACAATTAAAGACTTAAATCAACACGGTGAAATTATGGACTTAATGGGATTACCACGCACACCACATGCAGCCATTAATATCCACGTTAACACTACAGCTCCAAACAAAGAGGATGCCATGACACGTTTCTGTGCTAACTTCTGGCTTTTGAATCCAGCAGTTCGTACTCGATTGGTGGTTGAGAACGACGATAAAGAAAAACAGTATACTGTTGAAGATCTTCACGGTACCGTCTATGCCAAAATAGGCATTCCAATCACGTTCGATTACCACCACCATTGGTGTCACCCTGGAGAACTAACACAAGAAGAAGCACTTAAGCTGGCAGCTACAACTTGGCGAAGTGCCAAGCAGCTTGTGCACTTCTCTTCATGTAAACAAATTCACGAAGACGCTTCGCAAACCAATAAGCGGGCACACGCTGATTATATTTATGAATATATTAATGACTATGGTTTAGATCTTGATGTTGAGGTTGAAGCCAAGGCAAAAGAATTAGCGGTACAAAAGTACCTTGAACAATATGTTATGCATACAGTATAACTTTTATTAATCCATAAAAAATAAAAATCATGAAAAACTTTTTAGAAAACGCAATCGATTATGCTAAGAATGTTGGTATGTTCTTACTTGAAATTATAACAACCCCAAAATATTGGGCGCCATTCCTTGCAATTACTTGGATGATTAGTGGTGTGTTTGGTGTTATTTTTGGAGTAGGCAGTATTGATGTTGCTGAGGTACTTGTAGTAGGTATGGTCACATCACTCTATATGGACAGCATTGACAAGTGAAACATTTTTAAAGTTTAGCATATAATTATTAAATCACCCGATTATGGCAAATGATAAATTGAAATCTCTCGGATACAAAGAGCTCCTTTGTATTAATGCCGACCCAGAAACCAGCAAGTACTGGAAAGTTGCACCTAAGGGTGGTTGCAATGAAGTGGTGCGGGTCGACATAAACACCAGCAAAGTGTTATGCCATAGATGTACGATGCGTTTAGCATCAAAATAGGATTAATCCTAATGAGGGGGAACTGGTTTCCCCCTCACTCTTTTTATGATATATAGTATAATGCAATAAAAATATATTATTATAAAATGAAACATTTTGAAACTTTTGAAAGCTTTGTATTTGAGGCAAAAGTTGGCGCAAAAATTACTGCTAAAGTTCCAGCTCCTATGAAGAAGTTTATTCTTGGAGAACTTCAGAATGCATCAGGATGGTCGCATGAATTATATGATTTAATGAATGACATTATCAACATGCATAGAGAATATGATTTAGATCTTACACGCAATGATAGTACAGGTCCACAACCAATTACTTGGGATGAATTAAAGTTGGCAAGTGCAAATGGCACCTTTGCTGAGCGTGCTATTCAAGTGCTTAATGATGTTTGGGCTAATATGGGTGATTGGGCTAAGGAACACGTATATGCAGATTACAACGAATGGTTTAGAGTTAGCAAGAAGGATAGACCGATGTATGGCGAAACTGAATAATTAACAATATGAAATACATAAATACATTTGAATCATTTATTAATGAAGGTAGAAGCAGTCTTGATGGATTAGCTTCTAAACTTACATCTGATGTATTTAAGTATTGGGTAAAAAACTATATAAGTGGTGAAGCCAAAATTGAATATGAAACTGACGTTGATGGTCAGCTTGCGTTTGATTTAATTTGTACACTACATGTTAGTAATAAAGTTAAGGGTTTTGAAATCCTAGATTCTACAGGTGCTGATGGTCGTGCATTCGATGACGATGGTGATGAGCAAACGCCTTATATCATTATTGATTTCGGCATTAATCCAGAGTGGTTACCGGGTGAATGGTCAACAATGTACATGTATCTTTCTGATACAATGCGCCATGAAATTGAACACATCACACAAGACGGTCAAGAGGTTGGCAACTACAGACCTGGTAAACCGTCTGATGATGATAGCCAAGTAAGATTACTTATTAAAATGGGCATCCTTCCACAGTCACAATATCTTATGCTTCCAAAAGAAGTTGATGCAAACCTACAGGGTTTAAGATATGAATCAAAGAAGAGAAGAGAGAGCATGTCCGATGCTGTAAATAGATACTTAGATACTCAAGAGCAAGCGGGTGTTATCGATGGTAATGAACGTGAAGCCGTACTTGATTTATGGAGAAGACGTGCTAAAAAAATCGGGGGTATCCCACAATTCTAATGAAACACATAAAACTTTTTGAAGCATTTAATAACGCTGAATTATATGAGTGTATAAATTCTATCATGGATACAAATCTTTCGGACGTTGAAATTGATGCAATGCTTGACGAGGGATTATTTTCTTGGCTTAAGGGTTTATTTAAGAATCCTAAAATTAAAAGAGAACTTGATAAATTAGCTAAACAGCTTGTTGAGACTCGCGTTAGTATTGCCAAGATTGATATGGAAGAAAACAACATTGAAGAATTCGAGAATGAGCTTGAAGCACAAGATGATTTTGATCCATACTCAACTTCAACTAAAGATAAACGTCCAGGTGCTGCGATGAAATCATACAGGCCGTCTAAATCTGGTTTTGATGATAATGATCCAACCCAAATAAAAAAGCAAGTTCTTAAGGATTTGGAAACTAATATTATTGAGCGTATGGATGAAATTGGTGAGGTCGAACCGCAATTGAAAACATATGTGAATAAAGTAAAGCTTGAATCTAGAATTCAATCAACTGAACATATCATGCGTATGGCTGATAATGATATTAAGCGTGTATTGAGTAAGATGGTTGCAAAAGATAAATCAACTGATAAAGAGCTTTCAAAAGAATTACAAAAACAATTGAATACAAATGACTAAGAAGGAAATCCATAAGGCAAAATTTAGAGGCGGTCTAAGAAGCACACGTTCAAGTAAGAAAGCTTGTTTACGTATGCAATCTAATGAAGCTATCTTGAAAAAAACATTGACTAAATAATAATCATGAAGCACATAAAATTATTTGAGCATTTTATAAATGAAGAACAGCCAAAATGGCATGATTCAGATGCACCGGATGCTAATGGTAAATTTAAGGAACTGAGTCCAAAAGATTTGGCGGCTTGGCTTATTGACACACGTGATGGTGATGTTCAAAGAATTTCAGGTGCACTTACACAGCAAATTGTATTCAACAGAAATGAAGATCCAGAATACGCAAGCAAAATGGAAGATACTCGTAAAGAGGTCTATAAACAATTAGGCCGTGAAGATCTACTCGAAGCTTATAATATTAATAAGTATTCTCCATCATCTTATGCGAAACTTGTAGCTAGTGGCGGTATGTCATTTGAAGACGCTATGAAAGAATCTGGCTTGCCTTTTACGATTCTTATGAAGCTTGTGAAAAAGTATGACAAATCATTTGCTGTATCTTTTGAAGGGGAAGCTAAGCCAGGACCAGACGAGTATATGACAGGTCTTGATAAGGAAGAAGAAGAGGATAAGGAAGACCAGATTGCAAAGCAACGCGATATGGACGATGACGATGCTTCTGCTTATAAGGAAATGCCGGGTGATGAAGAAGCTAGAGAGAAAGGTAAGGTTAAAACATCCAAGCATGTTAAATCATACCATGAGCTTTATGGTGATAAGACAGATGAAGAGCTTTCTGATTATGAGGAGGACGATGTAGATTACGATAAGATTTACAAAAAGTATAAATATCGCAAAAGAAATGAATCTGTAATTAATGAAGAAAAAGCAGAAGGCGATAGGGGTCCAATTGATAATCCAGATATTGAAAAAGCACTTAAGAAAAAAGAAGAAGAAACCGGTGTACCGATTGAATTTCTAAGACTTGTCATGCGAAGAGGTATGGCAGCTTGGAAGACAGGTCACAGACCAGGCGCCGGTCAAGAACAATGGGGCTATGCTAGAGTTAATTCATTTTTAACTAAGCAAGAAGGCACATGGGGTGGTGCTGATTCTGACATTGCTAAAGAGGTTCGTGATGGTGGCCACGACAATAAATTGAAATCCGCTTAATAAAAGCGTATAATATTAACGATATATAACTAATAAAGTTAAAAAAATACTTATACAATGACTAAGTTAAAATCATTTGAAGAGTATGTTGCTGATATCGATTCTGCTGAAGAGATTGAAAACACTGAGCTGGAGATGGGTGAACCAACCGAAGCTGAAGGTGAAGAAGAAGTGATTACTCAAGACCAAGAAGATGGCGGGGATTTAAGCCCAGCCGAAGTTGAAGGCGATGAGGCCGGAGAGGAGGTTGAAGATATGGATGATACTGTTCCTTCTGATGAACAGGATGTTCTAGTAAATGGCGAAGAAGTTGACGAGGAGCCAAAAGATATCTCTGACGAAATTGAGGGTGCTGAATCTGACGACGAAGATGAATCAGACAATGAGGACGAATCTGACGACGAGGACGAATCTGATGACGATGAAGATGTTGAAGAATCATTTGGATTTGATTTTCTTGATGAAGCCATGAGTGATGATATCTTTATCTCTGAAGCAACAGACGACTTTGCAGGTTGGATTGCTTTTTTCAATGGTAAAAAAGTTGAAATCACAAAAGATGAAGCTAAAGATCTTTGGGGTGCAAAGAAACTTGCTATTGCAAAAATGAAAGTGCCTAAATCAAAAGAATATATGGTAGCTATTGCACCGGCGGTTGAAGAGATGTTTATCTCTGAAGCTGAGGTTGATATTATCCCAGAAATCAATGGTGAATTCATGCAGCTTTATTCTAAGCTACATGACCTAGGCGAGGAAACTACAGATTCTAATTGGAGAAAAGCTATTGATTCAATCATTAAAAATCTTGAAAACGTAGAGGGTAAGATTGAAGGATACGCAAAGAAATTGGGTATTGTTCCAGTACACGAGGATTCAACTATTGTAGAATCTTGTGATAAGTGCAACGAAGATCCATGTGTATGCGAATCTGAAGAGACTAAAGAAGAGGTTGCTAAAGAAGTTGCTGAAATGCTTAAAGAGTGTTATGATGCTGCTAAAAACGAAGCAAAAGCTTGGGAAGCTGATATGCACGACGAGCATACTGTTGAATCTTACTTAAAAGAAAATGCGGCGCTAGTTGCTGCGTTAGCGGTCAATGCATTGAAAGAATGTAAAGAAGAAATGACGCTTGAAACATATGAAGGTGTTTGCAATGAACTAAAAGAATCTTATGCTAAGAAAATCGAAGAGCTTAAAGAATCTTTTAGTGCTGACGGCGATGAGATTGAGGTTGAAGTCAAAGCTGACAAGACACCAGAAGCTAGCGACGAAGAATAAGCGATAACACAAATTCGCACGATTGTTACGAAACAATCAATAGAGGTCCGTGTATAATACATGGACCTTTTATTTTTTATATGCCAAGAATTGACATACATACCGTTTATATGAATATTGCTTATTCAGTTTCTGAACTTAGTTATGCTGAGAGACGGAAGGTTGGATGTGTTATTATTAAGGATAATCAAATTGTTTCATTTGGATATAATGGAACCCCAGTTGGTTTTGAAAATGC